GTTATTAGGAAAAGAGAAGTTATTGATTTCCAATTATTAGCGTATAATGCATTAAATGATCGGGGGTTATCGCAACAAAGTTTAAGGACAATAGGAGGTGCTGACGAAGCAAATAAAATGCGTATAGCTCGTGTTCGTTTTTATTTTGATGCTAGTAATAGAGATGAACAAATCGAACTTTTAAAAAAAGAAAAAGAAGATATTGATAAGACTTTAGAAATTGTTAATGCAACAACTATGTTAATGGAGTAAATATTGTTCTTTGAAATTTGGCTCATGTTAAGAGATAAAAACTGGAAATAATTGAACGTCACTGATACGATATTCAGAATTATCGCGAGATAATATATCATTTGATTAGTCACCGACTAATTGGATAATGTTTAATATCATATAGCTAGGGGATAATATCTCCAGACCTAAGACTCAGGATAGTAAGATTTAAGATTAACTCTATCAAGGTTGACGAGTCAAGTTAATAAGATTAATGCCAATCGGTTATCGCTTTTTTACTGAGACGGTGAAAAAGATGTTGCCCTTTGTGAGTTGGCAAATGTCTTTACAAAGTTAGTTTATCAGTTAACGTCCAGGTTCTTGTAAAGCTTCCTTAATAGGGAGTCAAATTTTAAATTAAAAAACTAATATGGGTGAAAAGTGTTTACACTCACAAAAAAAAGATTTATAAATTATATTACAACATTAAAATTAATAGAATCTGATTTACACAAAGTGCATATTGCTTTTAAAAAATTAGATCCAGATTTTGGTGGGTTTTATTTAAGTAGATTTAGTACTCTTATTATTAAAGTATTGCAAGATGCTATGCAAGATAAATACGATTACATAAATTATTTTATCTATGAATTAGATTATGGTAAAAAATGGAAAAAAGGAATGATAACCAGAAAAAATGGTGAGGATGTTAAATTAAAAACCCCAGAAGATCTATATAATTATCTTATAGAAACTAAAAATGAAAAATAAAATTTTTTTAGCAGTTGATTTTGATGGTACCATAGCAGATAAAGTCAATGATGAACTTGTTTTAAAAGCTGGTGCTAAAGAAGCGATGCAAAAGTTTAAAGATGCGGGCTGTTATATTTTAATTGATAGTAATAGAGCAAATTCATATCGTAAAAAAGAAGGTACGGTAGAAAAAAGTCTTATAGAAATGAAAACATTTTTAGATATTCACCAAATTCAATATGATGCAATTGCAGGGTTAACATTTAAGATTGATGGAAAACCTATCGCTGATTTTTATATAGGGCATAATAACATAACATTGACAACTTGGGAAGAAGTTGCAATAAAAATATTAGGAGTATAATATTAATGGAACAAAATAAAGTAATAGATATATCCTCTGATGTTGCGCACCCTGTAGAAACATCTAAAATAATGGCATCACCGTTTATTGGGAATAAAAAAATACGCACACCGAGTAAGTATCTAACAATAAAAGATGCTACATATTTTAAAAGTCGCCTTAATAGCCAATCAAAACGTATAGAAAAATTACAAATTAAATTATCACAAATCCAAACTAATCACCGTTATTATGTTAATAAACGATTACCTGATGTTTTGAAACGTGAAAAATTGAAACAACAATTTAGCGCTGTTTTAAGAAAGGCTGAACATATTCTTCACGCTTTTGGAAAACAAAATTTTACTATTGCTAGTAATAGTAAGGATGAAACTAAACGTCAAGCACGCCATATAGGATTATTTACAGCTGTTGAAATGCAGCGATTGCGTCGAATGTTACAAAATGATTTTAGAGTAGTAAGAAAAAACTTGACAAAATCATAATTTGTGTTATAATATAAATATAGTAGAGATTTGATCTTTGATTTAAGAGGACTTAAGTTAAGAGTTCAGAATGTTTATATTAATTATAATGGAAACAGGTTAAATAATTACTCCTTGTTCAAGGGGTGTTATTTATTAAACTCTTACTACTTCTCCTCTTTCTTATCGTATAAATTAATAACGGACTATGATAAAGAATACAGAATGGTAAAAAGTCTGACTTTGAAATCAGAAAATGTACGTTCGAATCGTACCTTCCCCACCAATAAAAAAATATTGGGGAAGAAAAAAACAATTCTTTTCGCTTTTCCGTTATTTTAATTCGCAGGGTAGTGTAGGGGGAACACACTTGTCTCATACGCAAGAGAACAGTGGTTCAAATCCACTTCCTGCAACAAATTTAATAGTATAAACAAACATGACTATAAAAGTTAGATTCGAACATAAGATGTATAAAAACCAAAGCCGTAAGCTTTGGCCCGCAGCCATTTTATGTTCGGGTAGCTTTAGGCCAGCGTTTGTTTCTACAGATAATATAACCGATTCACAGTAGAACGTAGCTGACAGATCTAGGACCTAAAGCTACCGACTACTAAAAAGAGTCGGTTTTTTTATTTATGCCGCTGTGGTCTACGGGTTAGGACGCGAGAATTTCACTCTCGCAAAGCGAGTTCGATCTCTCGCCAGCGGTGCTAGAATTGCCTCGTTAGCATAGTTTGGCTCAATGCGTTGGCTTGTCACGCCAAAGATCGGGGATTCAAATTCCCCACGGGGCGCTAAGAATTTAGTTAATGAACTAGCTACGGGTAAGCCTTAATGACTTATCTGAGGAAAGTCCAGGCTCTACATAGCAGCGTATCAAAGCTAACAACTTTGAGCAATCATAAAATTGACGATAAGAGGACAGAGACGAGAAAAATGAGACGACCAATCTCTACGCAGAGCAAGATCAAACAGAACCTGACCTGCTCGGTCGATAGGTTCGGGTAACGATCGCATAGACGGATGGCTAGATAAACAAAACCTGGCTTATCATTAACTAAATACTTTTTGGAGGGTATGTGCATGGTTAGATTGGCACGCCAGTTTGCTAAACTGGAAATCGAAAGAAACGCAGGAGCGTCACCTGCACCCTCCGCAAAAAAATTAAGAAAAAATGAAAAAATATGTTTTATATAAAACAATCAATAAAATAAATAAGAAATTTTATATTGGTGCCCATATAACAGAGAATATTAATGATAATTACATAGGATCGGGATTATATTTATGTCAAGATATTAAAAAATACGGTAAAAATAATTTCAAAAAGATAGTTTTGAATTGTTTTAATTCGAAAGATGAATTATTATGTGCTGAAAAAAAATTATTGGACGCTAGGTACATAAAAAAGAATAAGCATCGATTATATAATAGAAATGGTGGCGGGGCAGGATCGTGGATATATAATAATTATTTTTCTCCAAATAGAAAAGAACGATATAAAAGAATTTATATAAAATTCAAAAAATTGTTGCGCAATAGAGAATGGAGAAAGGAATTTTGTACAAAACTATCAATAGGACAGAAACAAGCTAGAGCTAAAGGCTTGTGTAAAGGATTTTTGAATAAAAAGCATACTAATAAATTTAAAAGGTTTATCGGTAAAATAAATGCAATTCAAAATAAAGGCAGAAATAATCCTCAATATAACAAAAAATGGATATCGAATCTAAGATTTAAGAAATCTGTTCTTATTAAAAAAAACCTGATACAAGATTATTTAGCTCAAGGTTGGATAATTGGTAGAAGATTTAATGCTGGGTGTTTTGGGAAATTGGAAGAGTTGACGGAAGTATAGAGATCCGACTTGTCTTGAAAACAGGTAACCGTTAATTACGGCATGTAGGGGCAGAACCTACCTCTTCCGCAAGATAGGAGCTTAAGCTAACAGCAAACTGTCGGTCTCCAAAACCGAATTTACTGGGGCGGAACCAGTAGCTCCTGCAATTGGTGAAAAAAGTTACTGACAAATTAATTAATTATGCTATAATATATATAATTGGCACTATGGCTGAGTGGTCGAAAGCGATTGTCTGCAAAACAATTTATCAAGAGTTCAAATCTCTTTAGTGCCTCAACGAGTCCGATGTCGACTGGTCAGACACTTGCCTTTTAAGCAAGCGCATTTTGCAAGCGAGTTCGATTCTCGCCGGGCTCACTAGTTCGGGCGTATAGCAAAATGATAATGCAGTTGGCTCTTAACCAGCATATTGGAGGTTTGAGTCCTCCTACGCCCACATTATTGCTCCGGAAGACAAGGTGCGAATCCTTATATATAACAGCTTGCGGTGAAGGCGCCAACCAACCCAAAAGCGACATTATATTAGTGTAATTTTAGCACACCGGGGTTTTAAATTACAGTGTCCTCTAACGATAGGAGAATGGGCTTTGAACCCGTCAATGAAGGTTTGATTCCTTCCGCTGTAGCTAAAATGGAGATGATATGACTGTTGAAGAAAAGAAATTAATTGATGATATGACACAATACGAATTATGTCATAGATGGAGATTTGCTAAAATTGGAGATCCTTTATTCCAAGGAGATACTGGTGAATATTATAGTAAAATTTTAAAAGAAAAAGGTGGTTTTACACCAGAAATTTCAAAACAATTAGGGTGGTTTTAAATGAAAGTCAAAAATTATTTAGGATGGTTGCAAGATATGGAGCATTATCGTGAGGGGTATACTTGGCATTATTATATAAATAAAGAAAAAAGTATTTGTGGAAAAAGCAAACATCCTACACAACAATGGAATGCTGCATATATGAGAGGTAGAACCTGTAAAAAATGCTTAAACTATTGTAAAAAAAATAAATTAGAAGTTATATAATATCTTATAGAGTATATTAAATTGCGAAGTCGACTAATGGTAGGCCGCAACGCTCTGAACGTTGAAATCAAGTTTCGATTACTTGCTTCGCAGCTAGAAAGGTAATAATGAAAAATAAAATATTTGAGTTGTTTAAAGATTTTGAGATATTTCTTGTTGGCGGTTCAGTAAGAGATCAACTCTTGAATCTCGAAACTAACGATTTAGATTTCGCTACTAGCGCAACCCCAGATCAATCTAAAGCAATACTCGAAGCTGCTGGGTATCATCCGCATACTGTTGGATGGGCATTTGGCACAGTTGGTATTGTAAATGATCAATATGAGGTACATATTACGACATATCGTAAGGCTGAAGATTATCAGCGCGATAATCGAAACCCGACAGTTGAATGGGGAAAAACTATTCAAGAAGATCTTATAAGACGTGATTTTACCATTAATGCACTAGCACAAAATAGCACCGGCGAGATCATAGATTTATTTAATGGAGTACAACATCTTAAAGATAAGTTACTTGTTACACCGATCGATGCGAATATAGCGTTTAATGATGATCCTTTAAGGATGTTACGAGCTGTAAGATTTAAGGCAAGACTTGGTTTTGAATATAGCACAAATGTACAAGAAGCTTTATATAGACAAGCACATCGTTTATTAATTCTTCCAAAAGAAAGGATCCAAGAAGAATTAAATAAGATTTTAATGACAGATAATGCGGCAGATGCATTACATGATTTATATCAATTTAGATTACTAGATTATATAATTCCTGAATTAAAGATGTTAAGTAAGATCGAGCAAGACAGTATTTACCATTCAAAAAATGCATTATTACATACCATAGAGGTATTGCGTAATACTTCAAAAGATATAATCTTAAGATATGCCGCAATCTTTCACGACTTGGGTAAAATGGTAACCCGGTCTGTAGAAAATGGTAATGTCCATTTTTATCATCACGAGAATATTTCGGCGCTTATGACATATCCAATTCTACAAAGATTAGGTTTACCAAAACGCTGGTGTAAAGATATTACATATCTAGTGAGAAATCATATGCGTGCTAATACCTATGAAAAAGACTGGTCAGATAGTGCAGTAAGACGTTTTATACGTGATACTGGTGAATATTGCGATAGACTTTTAGTACTTAGTAGAGCTGATATCACTAGTCATAACCCAATTACTGTGCAGAAGCATCTCGATTCTTTAAATGATTTTGAAAGACGTATTAATGAATTAAGAAATTTTAAAGAATTAAAATGCCCAATAAGTGGTTTAGTTATTATGGAATTCTTTGATTTACCAGCCTGCAAGAAAGTTGGTGAAATAAAAGAGTTGATTCTGAATGCTATCATTAATGGTGAATTAAAAATTGAAGACAGTGAAGAAGTAATATTAGAATATGCGAAACGCAAGATGGAGATAAAATAATGTTAGAAATTAATAAAAAATTAGGAAGAGAATAG